TATTTCTCGATTTTCGTTTATTTCCATTGAAAGTCTACACACGGTTAAATTAATCAAGCAGAGAAAAGGAAATGAAGTCACGGACCCCATTAATTGGCCGTTCCCCTGATTTCCTAAGAAATTTCCATCTGCGTCGTTAAACACGTGTTCGGACATTGACCTGAGTGTCAATTGTCGTAAACTTTCTAATTCTTGCCGATTGTTCCACCAAGCTGGTGTCTGGTCCATCTGGTCAAAAAGCTCATTTATAAGAATAACACTAGGCCACTTCTCAATTTTGTTCGTTGCTGCTGCGTAATCTCCACTTAAAAAGTGAGAGTCCGTATCAGTGAAACCGAAACAATCTTGAATAGATTCTAAAGAATCTGGCTTTCCAATGTATTCGAATACTTTATGCTTTCTGAGCTGACCATGCAAGTACTTCTGTAAAGGTTGCAGCATGAAATAGGTTATCGGAGGCCCCTTTGAAATAATTCTAACTTTTAACGGTTCCAAAAGGCCAATGAAAGACACATTTGGTGTCTCCTCCATTGCCTTCTGAAACAGGATAGGTTGAATTCTTTCCCAGACTAATCTTACGCTTTCACCTTCGTGGATGTTGAACTCTATTTCATGTTCTTCATCTTCGGGTTGGTCGTGGTCGATTTGGTACTGCTCAAGGGCTCCTAATGTTCCGTAATGCTTCCTTTGCAACCGACATACTTTTAAAATGTCTTTCGTCTTGCCTACGCTATCTAATCCGTCCTCGTCTACTTCCCTGAATAATTCGGGTTGTTCGACTCGCAGACACGAGATTATCGACTGGAACATCGTCAAGAAACCACCATTAGCTTGGTTATTCTCATAATTGGCCTTCAAAGAAGGACAAGTAAATTTGAATAACTCAGCGGGAGTTGGAAGTTCCGTGAATACTTGATGTATCGTGCGCTTCAATTCTTCTTTTAACCTTAAGGGCGAAATCTCCCCTTTAAAACGTGAAAAAAATTCGGTTTTGACTCCGACTGGCAATAGGTGCCCAGTAGAATAGCTACCATCCTTTTCTCGAATGTTCTCATACAGGACAGTTTCCATGTCAACTGGTAAGAGCGTCAATTTCCTAAGAAATTGAGGCCGCTCCCACTTGTCGATCAAAGTGAAACCACCCTTAGGTGAGGAATGAGAGGTTAATCTCAGAATTGAGCTGTCAATCTCGTTGGAGATGAGCTCTTTCGGCACAGACGGCATGTCTTTTTTTATTTGACTAGCCGATTGCTGAAGTGAGAAAAATTCAAGGTTTAAGACTTCATCATCAGATCTTTTTCGATATGATAAGTAAGAAGTCGCGAATCGTCCGACTGACCCCGGTAGTAACCGCCCAGGTCCTAGGACATCTTCTTGAATTTCTTTTGGGAGTGGAGGGAGAATGCACTTGCCTTTTGGCGAAAACCAGTGAGCGTTAAAACAAGCTATTTTGTACTTGAAATATTTAACCCACCCGTTT